CGGATCGTACTCGGCTGTAAACATCGGCCGCCGCGGTTTCAATTCCTGTTCGAGCATCCACAGTTGCGGGCCATTCAAGCTCTGTAACGCCTTTGACGCAACCTCGCGAGTCACATGATCGCGGCGCATGATGTAGCCGATGGCGCGCTCGCGCTGCGCTTGATCGTCATCGGGTTTGGTAGGCGAGGGGATCATATTCCGCTTGCCATGAGACTTGCGATTTCCCGGTAGTCCACTGATCGGCCGGCCGCACGCACGCAACGCTTAACCCGGACATGATGAGGTATCTCGTGTCGTCCATCAAGTGATCGGCCTGCCCATCCTTGATCCGACCATGCTCGTCGCGCTGGTAGAACCGATATTCCTTGATCCAGTTGACCAGGGTCCGAAAGACTTTCAGGCGTCCGGTTGTGAGTCGTTGCCACACGGCGACGATACCCGATTCAGGTCCGGTCATCGTATTATCCGCAGGCGTCAAATTCAAGCCCAGATCGTTGACGTAGATTGAAAACAACGCCTGACCGTCCTTTTGTCCACGTCCGCGCGCTGCCGGATCGATGACTCCGGGAATCCATAAGCCACGAGCACGAATTGCTGCGGCATGGATCGGCGGTTCGGCCTGCCCCCGATAGTGTTCGCCGTACAGATACACCACATCGTTGTCGCGGTCCCACGCGCCCCACAGCGCGGCGGTTCGCTTCCAGCCCACGTCGAGCGCATAGCACTGCGGCATCCAATCGGGGATGATGAACGGATCGCAGAGGATTTCGGATTCGGGTACCGGATAGACCGCGCCTTGACCGAGGGATGGTTTTCCGAGTGAGCGCGCTTCGAATTCGTGCGGCGGGATGCGGGATTTTTCTTCCGCGATCATTTCGGGGGTTAGGTGCGGAACGTCATTCCAGCCGGCCATCACGACAAAGCGGGAACGTTTGGCGATGACTTCTTCGGCTGGGCCGGATGAGAGCGAGGGAGCGTCAGTCATGCAGTGACCGAAACAATAGCCACGTTTCATCACCGGGGCGCGATGCAGGATCGAATTTCATTTCGCACCAATGTCCGACCGGAATATCGTCAAGTTCGGGGCGATTACCGATGTGGATGCCGCATTGGAGGTTTCCCGCGCGTTCCCAATTCTCAAGACCAGCCATCACCAAGCCTCGACTTGTAATCCGACGCGGCCATATGCAATCGCCTCAGGTGCGGTGATGATAAGAACGTTGCGAAAGTTCACGATTGGCTGGCCCGCATAGTCATCCGGGCGCAACAGTATGTTCATATCGCGAATGGTTTTGATGTCCACAAATCGCCGAATTGTCCGATTGCTATAGAATATCGGCCGGATGACTGGCGTAAGCAGCGCTCGCACCGGCATCAAATTTGCCGCCTTGACAAGGGCGGGTGCTGCGAGCGCTGCGCCAAGTCCAAACAAAAAACCACGACGAGAAGAAACGATTTTGCTCATTGAGTTCCCGCCTCAAGTTTCGCCACTACCCGCCAGCCGCTAGAGTCCTCTAAGATGCTGTTGGATTCTTCAACCATTTGCGCAAACGCAGTCACGAATGGCTGGCCGTATTTTACCTCTAATTCCTCGAAAGTCGAACAGAGCGGCGGATCGATGCTTGGAATGGGATAAACATTGTAGCCGTTGACACCCGGAACTTCCGCCCAACTGATTCTCCACAAATTTCTCGAATCGCCGCCATCAAGCACATTCATGGCATTCAGTGCTTTAGCCTTCGGCAGTCCGATAAGCGCAATCGCTGCACTACCAAACAGCCAATTAAAAAACTTTCGCCGAGTTCCGTTCATCTAAAACTCCGATTCCCCCGGCAACCGCCCGCCAGGAAGGAACGCCTGCACTACATCCGACATGCCTTCGAGCGGCGTAAAGGTCAAGAGCGAGAGACCGCGTTTGGTCATGAGCCGAATCGACGCCTCAGTGTAAATTTCTAGGGGAGGTTCCTCGTCTCCCCAGAAAACGTCCTTTGCGGTTCCCTCGAACGATCCGCGTCCCTGCTCATACGATTTGATGCCGAGGCTCGACCAGCCACCAAATTGAGACTTGATCGCAGCCGTATCAATAAAATCCGGGATGCCGCGCTTCCAGGTTATGTCGCCGATGTCCTCTGCGGGAATCAGTCCCGTACCCGCGACGGTCTTAGATCGCCCGTTCCATTTGACCGGACCAAACAACGTCTCGCGCTGAATAATATCGCGCGTCGTTTCGTTGGTCTTACCGGCGGCCCACGCCTCAATTGGTCGATCAAACCGATAGCCCGGCCACCAAACAGGATAGCGGCCAGTCAGATGCAGTGTAAGTTCGTAACCGCCGAGGCCAAAAGTTTTTCCTATTCGATTGGCGCACAGAGCTAATCTTTCACGATGCGGTGACCCATCGCAACCTTCGGGACACCATGTCTCGATTGGATCGTGCTGACCGCCTGCCGCAAAGAACGCCATGTGGCGGTCGTAAAGCTCGCGCCGCAATGGCCCATCATTAGGATAGAGGGTGTAGAGCCTACGGAACGGCGCCTGCTTCGCTATGTTCTCGCGAAGCTTCGTGCTCAATAATTTCCGGCCCTCCGGGGAGAGCGTCGAGAGCATCGGCAAGAGCGCGTTGATCTTCGACACTGAGACCTGCGAAGAAATTGTAATTATTCGTCGTCGCTGGAACTTTATCGGGTTCATCGTCCTGCGGCAAGCCGCCGAGATTCTTCAAGAGCGTGAAATTGGCTTGATTCTTGTCGTGCAGCTTGATCTTCGGACGCCCCTCGTCGTCCCATTCGATTGAGGCCAAGGCTTCGCTCAGTTCCGGCGGCAGCGCCGTGATGTCCTTGAGGGTGTAGCGGCCAGTGCGGTTGCCGTCTTGGTCTAGGACAGGCTCGAAATAGTCGGGGAGCCGAGCCTTGCCAACGCGATCAATCCGCATCACGACAGTCGCCAAGCGCACGTCCCGGAACGCAATGGCTTCCTCGAACAGATGTTTGATGCGCTTTTTGACGACGGGAGAATTTGCCAGACGGCGCGCGTTGTGCTTGTTGCCTGGATAACCGGCTTTCTCGTAGCCTACTTTTCGGGCATTACGGCGCACATTTGGGTCGGAACTCAGCAGAGCTTCGACGACCTCTCGCGCAAAAATCTCATGCGCTGGATTGTGCAGTGCACCCATGACGCTGATTCTTTTCGAGTCCGCTTTGCCTCATTATCGCCCCGGATTATATCGTTCCCGCTGAACTCTGCGCAAGGGGATGGCGGCGGATTCTTGGGGCTGGTCGGATTCGGCTTCGTTGGCTGGCGGAAGGTTGGCTTCGGCTTCGGCGGCGCGTTGGGCGAGGATGTCGTTCGTTACGCCGTCTACTGGCGTTGATCCCTCGTTATGCGGCTGGTAGTGTGTAGGCAACGTCACTTGAGCGAGAATTTGAGACTGCATCATCCCGATCAGCGGCGCCCTGCCCTTACTCAATCGGTCGAGCACCACGCGCACAAACGTTGCGTTGTCCATGCCTTCATCGGCCGCCATTTCGCCGATCCATGCGAGTTGTTCGTCCGTGACGCGGACCATGATTCGCTTGGTTAAGTCGGCGCTCATTGGGCCTTTGCGGAATCAGGACGGTCGCTCAGTATCCCAAACGACCGTCCTGCAAGCTGGGGGCTTATCACCACGTAACGCGCACAATATTGCCCCTTACGCTACAACCGTCAAGAGGCTTCGCGCTCGCCGAGGATGCGCTGTGACTTGGCTTTCGAGACTTTGTCGCCTGGAATGTTGTAGTTTTGCCCACTTGGCGTGGCTTTGCGACGATTGTGGATAGTTTCGAGACCGCGCTGGCGAATCTGATCGTCGCGCTCGCGTTCGGCATCGGTGTAGGGTTGGGCTGAGGCGTATTTCATGCGGTTTTTCTTCGTCGGTAGACTCTTTTGGGCCTCGCGGCTTCACCGAGCCACACAAACCAATTCCCCTTACCCTCCATTCTTGTCTCAGGGAATATAGCGCTTCCCTTCACGTCGCGGTAGTCCCTCTCGAAGTCCATCCATTCCGTGGTTCCGTAGTCGAACCACACGTATTTGTGGCATTTGCTCTTGGCACCGTGGTTGGGCTTGTTCAAGAGCCGCGTTTGCGTGGCCTCTTTACCATTTAATATTGGTTGGTTATGCTGGTTAGCATCAGATTCCGCAATAATTCCGGGCAGATTCGGCATTTCTTGTCCGACTCTTTGTCCGACTCCTTGTCCCAATTT